TGGTAGAACCCAAGGCGACGGTGCAGGGCATGGCGCGTGATATAGGATGCGAGCTCCAGCGCGCGCGGCTTGATCGCCTGTTCCCAATCCCGATCGGATCCGACTTCGGCGGTCGAACGGTTGACGTCTCGCTCCACCCCGAGGTTCATCGGCGAAAGGTCGAACGCGATTGCGATCTCGGTCTTGAGGAATTCCTGCCAGGCGAGGAATAGGCCGGTGTCACCCTCGGGATAGAGCCGGTCGATCGAGCCGCCCTTGGAGGCCATGATCGGCGTCTTGCCTTGCCCCTCGATCTCGTTGGTCCAATACGCGCGAAACGCTGCCAACGCCGTGGCGTCCGCACCTTCGCCCAGGTTTATGATCACCGACGGCTTGGCGTTGGTGGTAACGTTGCCCGCGAATTCCGAAACGCCGAGCTGACGGCTGATCGAATTGAATGCGACCTCAAGCGGCCCAAGTCCGAACGGCGAGGCCGTGGTTGGGTTGGGCCGGATGTAGATCAGTTCATCGTCGCGAAGCTGGATCGCGGGACCGCCGCCTGAATAGGTGCCGGTTCCGACAGTCTGCGCATAGCGCGCTTCGTTCTTGTCACCGCTCCACGCGGGATAGATCTGGATCGAAAGACCATCGACTGGCCAAATCCAGAGCGGCCGATTGGCGTCACCCGCAACTTGAGTTTCGAGGGCACCAGCTCCGATCAAGGTGTCTTCGAGTACTTGCTCAGCAAGAGTGCGCCAACTGTCGTCGCGGTTCGGGTTGGCGAGGCAATAGGTGGCGACGGCAATCTGACGCTTCAGCTCGGGCGTTTCCTTGACGCCAGGCGCGGGCACGATCTCCCAGTCCAGCATTGCGATCGGATTCTTGATCGCGTTGATGGCGCGGCGGGCATAGGGCGTCCTCGAAAAGAACCGAAGATTGCGCGGGCTGGGCTTCCAGATGAGCTGCTTTGCCTGTCGCGTCCGCCCGAAGCCGAACAGCGCAGGATTGACCTCGGTTGCGCGCGCGGGTTCGTGACGCCTGCGGCCAATGCCGATGCGTTTGAGAAATCCATCGGCCATGCGGTCAGGCCCAGCCGAAAGTATGGCCGGAGTCGGCTAGCATCAGTTCGTAGAGTGCCCACACCAAGGCGTCCATACGATCGGGCGAGCCTCCGCCCTGGAAACCTGCGGTGGTGGTCATGGTCATCTGCTCTTCCATGTCAGAGAACACACCGAGGTGGTGAACCTTGCCCTGTTCATAGAGCGCGGCGATCGGCTCGGCGCGGACATGCTTGCCGCGAGTGGCGCTGACTAATTTTACGGGTAGGTTAGGTGCCGCCGAACGCAGCACCGACTCCACCATCGCGCCACCGTAATTACGCTCTGCCGCAACGCGGTCGGCTCCGTAATATTCTGCGGCGCGTGCAACGACCTGTGCCCAGCCATCCGGCGATAGACGACAGGTCTTGTCGGCGATGACATAGGCATGTTCGTCAGTACCAAGCGCCGCGACGACAATACCCTGACTGTCACCACCGCTGCCATCCGAGCCGGATGGATCAACACCGATGACGACACGCACCAACGGCGGAAGCTCTGCGCGCCGCAGTGTTTCCAGCCCAGGAATAGGCTTGCCGTCTGCCGCGATGCGATCGGTCAGCGACCAAAGCGCGCCAGGAACTTCGCTGAGGTATTGCCCGTCGCGGAACCTCTGGCGCTGCTTTTCAGGCAATCCGTCAAGCTCGGCATGGTATTCCGGCGGAAGATGCGGATTGTCGATCGGGTTCATCACCACGAACGACCGGCTTCCCTCTTCGATTGGCATGCCGTTGTCGGGGCGGACCTTCTCCACAAACTCACGATAGGTCCAATGCCCGCGCCCCGTCGGGTTGAGATCGTACATCGCCTTGAGCGGCAACCGAGATCCGTCGCGGAGGAAGCAGGATTGCGCCAAGCGAGTGCGCAGCGTCAGTATGGTGTCGTACGCTACTTGCGACGATTCGTTGACGTAGATCGTGGCGAACTCTTTGCCGAGGATCTTGTCGACCCGCTCCTTGTCGTCGAGCCCGGTGAACCAGACCTCGGAGCCGTCGGGTAGGGTGGCATACTGGTCCGACTTGTTGACCGTGTACGGCACGTCTGGAAATGCCATCCGCATCATCTTCGGCCAGGTGTCGAGCATGACGGACTGGCGGACGTCGATGTTGTGGAGGCGGGCGATCAGATGCCGACTTTCGGGAGCGACGAGGCCGCGCTCGGCGATCAGTTCGCAATACCCGAAGGTCTTACCTGATCGCGAACCGCCGTAGGACAGACCATGTCGGGCTGGACCAAGGACCGTCCCCGCCTGGAGTTCCTGCTTGATGGTGCGCTTAAAGCGGGCAGTAGGCTGGCCCGCAAGCTGGCGTCGGCGGTCGAGTTCCTTCAGGCGGGCAAGGTGACCAGCAAGCGTATCAGGTGCCATTGGGCTTGTAGGCCGCGATCTCCGCCAGCAACTGCTCTTCGCTCATCTCGGCGAAATCGATCTTGCCGCTATGCTCAACCTTGTCGACAAACATGCCGAGGTGGCGCGCGACGTTCTCCAGCGCTTTCGCCTGGTCGATCAGCTTGATCTCGAAACCGTCCTTGGTTTCCTTCGCGCCCGCGTACAGCAGCGCAGCGGCACCCTTGAGGCGGCGCGTGTCATTGGCGTGGACGATGCCGCACCCTTCGCCGTTGCACTTCGGGCAGTCCGGATGCGGATCAGCCGTAGCCACGAACCCGAGGCCGCCGGAATCGTCGGGCGGGGTGAACTTGCCCGTCGCGCCAGCGGCGGCGGCAATCGCGCGCCGAAGCTCTTCGGCATCCTGCCACTGATAGGCGTGATCGACCCCGTGGCAGTACCGGCACGCGGTGCGGCGAAACTGGATCAGATCATTCGGATCGGCTGTGGCGATTTTCCACCACCGCTCCAGCACCATGTCGGCGGTGACGGCGACGCGCTTGCTACGGACCTCCATCGCTTCCGCGACCGCAGCAGCAACATGCGGAGCGCGCAGCAGTTCGTGCGCATGATGGTCCGCGCCCTTCGCCGAAAAACCGGCGCGGATATAGGCGGCCATCGCGTTCAGGTCGGTAAGGTATTCCTCGACAAACGCTCGCTGTCGCGGGGTGAGCTTGCGGGGCTCAACAGCCTTGGGCTTCACAGCCATCGGAATCTCCATGGGAAAGGCGCTGGTCACCCGCGCCACAGGCCGCAGATCACCCCCTTCCGACGATGCTGGAGCGGCCCGTGCGCGGTCGCGACAAAGCCAAGGCACAAAAAAGCCCGACGAGCCGTTGAGCTGCCGGGCGGATTTCTACCAGTGACCCTGCGTTTACCGTTGTGGCGTCCCGAAAGTCAAGGGGCATTCGATCAAGGCTTGGAGCCGGTAGCGTTTCCACCAGGCCGCGACGCCAGCCTCAAGCACACGGATTGTTCCGCTCCCTCCGACAAGGCTGCGTCGATCATGGCTCGCCACTGCCCCGACCAGGGCATCATCCCGCGATCAGCTACATTCGCAGCTTCAACCATCGACTCGGTCGGCTCGCGCATCGCGGTGAGAATGGCGATCGTGGTACGACCCGGCGTCCAATCGGACGCGACCCCAGACTCCCGCTCGCTCGCCAGCGCGGTGGATATGATCGTTTCGATGCGTTCGAACATTGTCTCAGCCATAGCTATCCGTCCCCTCAATCCCCGCACAATGCTCCAAAACCAATGACGTCTGCGACGGGCTTTACAAGTCGCCAAGCCTCGATCCACGCGCTGGTCGGCGTGCCGTTGTTCATCCAACTCACCTCGTAGAGGTCGTCCCTTTCCCGGATCGTGATCGCGGTTACGCGCCCAATGACCAGGTCATCATCGATCCGAACGGAATCCCCGATTGCCCATACGGTGACGTGGGTATGGGCACCGATGACGGTCACGCGCCCACCTTCGGCCGCACCGGCGCACGCCTGCCAACCACGCGATCGGCTCCGGTGTCGCGCAGCACCACCTTGCGGAAATTGTCGCAGGGCCAACCAAGTTGGGACGGCATCCCGATCAGGCGCAAAGCGAACGTTGTGCCTCGCGCCCCAGCTGAAGCGCGCCCGTAGAACACCTCGATCACCATGGCCTGAGAACCAAGCGCTGGCCCAGAGATGGGGCCGGTCTCGTCGCACCATTCGCCACCGTGGATGCACTCGGCGATGTCCCCCGGCACCCAGTCGACCGATGTCGGGCCGAAATGCTTCGGCTTGGGCTCCGGGGTGCGCTTGCGGCGGAAGGGCCAGGTCATGGCTGGCGCTCCTCATACCCAGCCATGACCCGACTTGCGAACCGGCCAAACA